AGCAAAGGCAGAAGGAGGATCAGAGGATGGCGGCGGAGGATCAGAGGATGGCGGCGGAGAAGCAGAATGCTGGCGGAGAAGCAGAGGCGGAGGATCAGAGGATGGCGGCGGCAGAGGCAGAGGCGGAGGATCAGAGGATGGCGGCGGCAGAGGCAGAGGTAGAGCCAGATAATAAATCTAATGAATTTACTGAGATGGTTAATTTGTTGTTAATGTTTGAAAATTTAAAACCGGACTACTATAAAGTGTTAGGTATAGTGAGAGATGCAACAAAAAAAGATATTAGAGAAGCATATAAAAAGTTAGCATTGAAATATCATCCTGACCACAATAAAAGCCCAGAAGCCTACACGAATTTTCAGGATATAAACCAAGCAAATGAAATATTGTCTGATGAAACCAAGAGGAAACTATATGACAGATGGTTTTTGCGATATACGAATGTTAGCGGAAGTAAAAGCGAAGGTGGTAAGAAATCAAGAAAGCCAAAATCCAAAAGAATACGTGTCCGTAAAACACGTAGAAGAAAACATTAATACAATGATATAAATATATAGCTCATATAAATATATAGTTCATATATATTTATAATACAAATGACACTGGCTTATGCTGTACCAAGTGTTATTACAAATGAAGCAAAAAATATAATTGTCTTCTATTTTACATGGATTCTTTTACACCACATATCATCACATGTATATTCATATTTTTGTACACCAAATACTATTATTGGATTTCTATATAGTCCATTTATGGTAGTAACACCGCATTGTCAAGCCATACGCTGGATTCTATATGAAGGTTCAAATGTAATCACTACAATGTGGATAACAATGGGTACATATTTTACATCAAAAATCCTGCTATCTACGCGTAATTAATAAAAAATTGAAACAATATAAATTATAAAATATAATAATATAGAACTATGGATCCGAAACTTTCGAATATTACCACAAACAATGACGTATTGGAATTCACATTAAGTGATATTGATGTCAGTTTAGCAAATTCCATAAGAAGAGTCATTCTTAGCGAAATTCCGACAAATGTCTTTCGCACAGAAACTCATGAAGAAAACAAATGCAATATTGAAATCAATACTACACGTTTACACAATGAAATCATCAAACAACGATTAAGCTGTATTCCTATTTACATGGATTTAGATGAACTGGATATTTTGCCAGACAATTACATCATGACACTAGATGTGAAAAACGATACACCCAGTACTATATATGTGACATCTGGTGATTTCAAAATAATCAATAAAACTACTAGTACACCCCTTAAAGAGGCCGAGATCCACAGAATCTTTCCAAAAGACCCTATTACACAAGACTATATTGACTTGGTCCGATTGAGACCACAAATCAGTGATACTATTCCAGGTGAACATCTGAAACTCACTGCGGAGTTTTCCATTTGCACGGCACAAACAAATAGTATGTTCAATGTTGTATCCAAGTGCTCATATGGAAACACAATTGACCCAACAAAAGCAAAACAAAAATGGGAAACCAAAGCAAAGGATCTATCAAAAGATGATGATATTGAGTTCCACAAGAAGAATTTCTATTTGTTAGATGCGCAAAGATGTTTTGTGGATAATAGTTTTGATTTCGTCGTTCAAAGTCTTGGCATTTATGATAACCAGAAAATAGTGAAAAAGGCCGTGGAAATATTATACGAGAAATTTGAAACCATGAAACATGCGGTTGCTTCTAAGTTGGTGACCATTCTTCACAGCAACACAACCATGGAAAATTGCTTTGACATAAAATTGGAAAATGAAGATTACACCATGGGACCAGTATTGAGATACATATTATACATGAAATATTATGACAAAAACAAAGTATTGAACTTTTGTGGATTCAAAAAGGACCATCCACATGACAATCATAGTATACTCCGTTTGGCATTGAAAGAAAGTGGCGATAATTCCAAAATACAGGCATTATTGGAAGACGCATGTGACGAAGCAATATTTGTATATAAGAAATTATATAATATGATATAAGTATATGACGAAAAATAGAAATATGGACATTGATACATATTTAGACCAATCCAAAAACCTTTTGGACGTATATATTAGAAACAATGACTACAAAGGTGCATTCATTTTGTTATTAAAAATATTAAAAAATACACAAATACAATATTTTTCTAATATGGTGGTTTTTTTGTTGGAGAAGGTCTCTTTATATGACTCTCAACATGAAAAAATTGAAAAGATATAATGCTTATTTGTAAATAAGTATTATTTGGTTCATCATGGATAAAAAGATTAATAAGAAGGCCGAAGACTACGTAGTAGAATTCAAAGATATGATAGCGGAACAACTGAAAACGCTCACACAACATGACGGCGTATCCATTGAACAAATCAATGATATGATTAAGTCTGTGTATGAATACCCGCGTCTTGTGTTTGATAAACAGGATTTCACCAAACGGAAACGCCAGCGCAATACTATTGACAAGGAAAATCAATGTACTGCATTGAAAGCCGATGGTGAACAATGTACGCGTCGCAAACTCAAGAACTGTGAATTCTGCGGAACGCATTCCAAAGATGCACCACATGGACTCAAAGGTGACCAAAAACAAACAATAAAAAAGGTGGAAATATACACAGAAAATATCAAGGGAATTATTTATTATATTGACAATGTTGAGAATATTTATAAAATGGAGGATATTCTACAAGAAAAGGAAAATCCATTAGTTATTGGAAAATATACAAAAGATGAACATGGTGTGCATATTAAGGAGATATTTTAATGATATCTTGCCAATAAAGCCATAGCATTTGGATATAAGAACGGACTATCTGTATAATAATGGATTTTGGATATTTCACCAGAGTAACGTATTAATTCCTTATTTAGTTCCATTAATTGCACAACTTGTTCATTTACAAGAATATCTAATGCGATTTTTTTATGATATTGTTGATGGTTATTTGTAGGTTTCTTACTATAGCATACCAATTCTATTTTGATAATTGTTGACTTCAACATTGCCATTTTTATTGCTACATCATGCAAGTACTTCATTATTATTGTGAAATGTATACGTTTCATCTTACTATATTCCCAAATATTATAATGAATGAAGTAAAATGGTTCATTTACCTGTTCTTCTGGTGAAGTTGCACTTATATATGGTGTTTCCAATATATTGGTACATATAATGTTTTTTTTCTTGTTTTTATAAGTACCACTTATTTTAGAATCTATTTCCGAAATGATACTTGGTACACTTTCGTTCATAATAGCTATATTGTCCATTATTGTATTGTTCAATCGCTCAATCTCCTCATCAGACAATCCAAATATCGTTTCCGATAAATAGAAGCAATCTTCGTTTGTGAAGTTTATGCTATATTTCAGTATTTTTTCTATTAACATATTTAAATTATCGCAAAATCCTGTTAACTCTATTTTCACTATGTTATTCCAAAATTTTAGGTGGTGTGTGCGGAAAGTCATTGAAGAATAAGTAGATTTCAACATGGTCATGATTGGTTCGTTGTATATATGCTATTTTAGAAATACAAATCAAATATTTCAATTTTTCAAGTAAAGTTATACCAGTGGAGATTTAATTCGCTACTGATATCTCACCCCTGAAAGATTCAAATGTTTTAAATATAATGAGTATATATATGCCTCATAAAAAGAGAAAGGGCAGTAAAAGTAAAAGTAAGAAGTCTAGTTCTTCTAAACAGATATCATTAAAACAAAGACCGGCATCACTCTCATACAAACGTGCAACACCCATTGAATACACAGGTCCACGTGTATATTCAGCACCACAGAAATATATTACAAACAGTGAAAAATTCGTGACGAATCCAGCATTACCATATGTTAGGCCAACAACACCTGAGCTACCACATGAGGAATTATTAACAGACTTTTTGAGTAAATGTAGTCCTGGTTCTTCGGGTTCATATGTCAATCAAGGAACTTATGGAGTAGGATTAAAATATCAAATAACACAATCAGGCGTTGCTTCGCCATTTGAATATCTTACATTAAGTCATTTAGCTTCAAATATCATGCCAGATAATAGTAATATATTTGTGAAGTTCGTGCCTTTAACAGAACCACCACCAGCAGATGAATTTATAAGTGAATTTAACAAATCAATTCCTAGTCAAAGGTGTAAATATGTAGACGATGAAGGTGATATTGTAAGTGGAAAATTGGCTACTCCACGTAGTGATTGGACAGAAAATGTTAATTTGAATATTAATAGTATTGTGGTTAAATATGAAGATTTTCGCGGATTTGCATGGAGTATCGAATGTGATAATAATGTAATAAGCAGCACTTATATTGGACAATTTTTAGAGGAATGTACTAGTCAAGTTGATATGTTCAAAAGTACAAATAATGATTTAGATTCATTTATTATACCTATATATGAGTCTTTGGTTATAACACAAGATGAAATACATATTATTGAACAATTAAAAGATTGTTATGATTTTAGTGCACCTAATAATGTATTAAATACAAATTTCTTTGACAGAATCATTTTTAAACTTAGAGAAAGTAAATATTTCAAAATGGGTATTATTGTGATGCCTATGATGCCTTTTCCACCTATTGTAAACGGATGGAATTATTTAAGACGTAATAATTGTTATCAAAATGGTTATAGAGAATTCACAATAAGAAACATTACGAAATTTATGGGTGATAACTTTTATATATTTAAGCATACTGATACTAACCATCTTATAGACAACATAAGATATTCATTATTGTTTCTTTCACAATTGATAAGTCATATGATAACTTTACTTGAACATGGATTCATTCATGGTGATGTTCATCCGGGAAATACGTTAATACATCCTGAATTATCAAATACAAGTGATGGTATTAGATCACCTAGTTATCGTGGTAAATTGTTTTTAATTGATTTTGGTACAGTTATAAAGGATGGTCTTTGGATACAGTGGGCTAGTGAAGACAATGATTATAAAAGATTCAAACTACAGATTAAAACATTATTAGTATCTCGTGGCACACATGGATTTTCACCATTGGAATATTCAAGTTATGATTGGTTGCCTGCATTATTTTTGAAACGTGACAACAGAAATAAATATATTCTTCTAAATGTTTACTCAGCTCAAGACCTCGCAAATGAAGATATTATTATTTACGATGATGATGAGAATGGTATATCGCCCTATTTTATAGAAGAGAATTTGAGAACCATGTACGATTGGATCAACGAATACAAAAGAGGGAATCGTGAATTTATTGAGGGTTCTGCCTCTATTATGGAAACACATAAAGAAATGTTTGATAGAATTAGAGCATTTAATAAAAGCGGGAATACAAGGAGTACCATGCGTGGCGGTGGTGACAAAGATATTATGAATAGAATGATTGAGAATTTGGAATATGGTGAACAAACATTGAATGCACTGAGAAAGGAATATTCTGATGCTGTAAATCTTATGCATAAAAAGCCAAAATCTGCGAAAAGGTCAAACATTATGAAAAGGTCAAAGAAACCAAAGAGAAATAAAACAAAGAAAACACACTCCAAAGTAAGTAAAAAGACAATACGTCAATCTACAAGGAATAAAACCGCAAAACATTGGAGGTATTAAACCCTTTACACATTTATGAAAATGATATAATATATTGATAACTAATATATTATATGATAGAACGTACTGATAATGATAAAAAAGATATGAAGAAACATATTCATTGTCATACAAAATCTGATATAGAGGATAAAATGAATACAATGATTAAAAATATGACCAATGGCGAAGACTCTTTGAAAAAATTATATGATATTTACCATGTGAAACGTTCAAGTAGACAATCAAACATAAACAAATGATGTGTTTTCTCTACCCCCCTGCTCCTTCCCGCTCCTTCCCGCTCCTTCCCGCTCCTTCCTGCTCCTTCCTGCTCCTTCCCGCTCCTTCCTGCTCCTTCCTGCTCCTCCCGTACCCTCCTTTATCTACATTTCATTTCTCATGTGTGTGTTCCGCTCCTCCCGTACCCTCCTTTATCTACATTTCATTTCTAGTATTACCATTCATCGTAATAAATCATAGAATATATATTAGAATTTCATAGAATATAGTAAATGGCTAACTAAAAATCACGGACTTCGAAATTCTTTTTTGAAAAAATAAAAATTGGACAATAATTCGATGTCCAAAAATTTTTTTTATAAAAAAGTTTTTTTTCGACGGTGATTTTTTGTTAGCCGCTGCATAATGCTTTAAATCTTCAAAAATTCCATTTTGTGTTGGCTGCATAAAATTTTCGAGTTTTTTTGGGGTATTTTTTCGAGCTCTTTTTCTGTTGCTAATTTAGCAACGAAAAAAAATGCCGAAATTTTACGTTTGTGAGATTTGTGACTTTAAGTCGAGTAAAAAGAGTAATTATGACAAACACGTTTTGACTGCAAAAC